CGTCGCCCGTGGATTGCGCGGGGGTATCTCATGCGCGGCGCGGTAACTGTGCTGTCAGGCCCCGGATCGGCTGGCAAGTCGTCCATGATTGTCGCGTGGGCATCCTGCGCCACCACCCAAACGGCTTTCCGTAATTTCAAGGTAACGGCCGCAAGCCGCTTTGCGGTTTACAACGTCGAAGACGATGCCGACGAGCAGAAGCGGCGCTTCTCGGCCATGTTCCAGCGGCTTGGCCTCACGCCTGCGGCGCCAGATGGCCGCCTGGCCATCATTGGTCCGACAGAAGCCGGCCAGCTCATCCGCACCGCGCCAAGCGGCGGGATCATGGTTTCAACCGAGGCCATGCAGGAAATCGAACTGTTCTTCGAAGCCTTCAAGCCGGATGTAGCCTGCTTCGATCCGTTCGTTGAGTTGCACGACGCGGACGAGAACGACAACACAGCGGTGCGCGCCGTCATGGCATTTCTTCGGCGCATGGCTGCCAGGCATAATTGTGCCGTTCTGGTGCTGCACCACTCGCGCAAGGGCGTTGGCGATCCCGGCGATCCTGATTCGTTGCGCGGAGCCTCGGCAATCGTAGGCGCTGCTCGCGTGGTGCTGACGCTCAACGTCATGTCCAAGGAAGAGGCCAAGGCATTCGGTATTGCCGAGGAAAAGCGGCGCAACTACTTCCGGCTAGACGGCGCCAAGTCCAATTATGCACCGATTGAGGATGCCGAATGGTTCGAGCGGCAGGAAATCAAGCTGGACAACGGCACAGCAGATGAGCCGCCAGATGGCGTGGCCGTGGCGTGGCCATGGAAGCCGCCCAGCACACTGCCCACTAACACAAGCGCAGATCTCAACCGGGTGCTGGATATCATCAATGAACCGCCTGCTGGCTGGCTTTACGCCGCCACGGCGGTCGGCGCCAACAGCATCAGGTGGGCCGGCACAGTCCTGATACGAGAGCTCGGCTGCAGCACCGAACAGGCCAAGGCCATGATCCGGTCCTGGATGAATGCCGGCACGCTTTATGAAGAAGAGTACTACGATCAGGACCAGCGCAAGCAGCGCAAAGGGGTGCGTGTGAACATTAACAAGAGGCCAACATAGATGATAGCTCAGCCTGCAGGCGTGGGTGGCGCTCTAGCAGCCGCATTAGGCGCGCGACTGGTTCGGGTATCCCGCGCTCGCCAGCTTCCCAGTAGCGCCACGTACGGCCGTCTACACCCAGCAAACGGGCCGCGCCGCCCTGAGTTAGCCCAAGGCTCTCGCGGGTGGTACGTAGTTCGGCGGGGGTCACGCTGCGAATCGAAGCTTGGGCGCTTCGACCTCAATCTCGTACCCCTGCGCGCGGATCATGCGGAGCATTTCGGAGGTAATGGTCTTGGTGCCAGCCAGCCCGCAGAAGAACGCCGACATCTTGCACGCAGGGTAAATAGTCTCATTGCCGTAAATAGAGCGGACGCTGACGGTGATTGTCTGTGCCATCTCTTAGCCCTCCGCCTGCAACTTGGCCGCCACGTCTGTGCGGGCTTCGTTGACATACGGCACCATATTGACGTGAACGCGGTCGCCACGGATCAAAACATCGTAGAAGCCTACGCCGTAGTAGGTCGCAACTGCACGGCGGAAGTCTGCTTCTTCTGTATCGATGTGAACGATGGCGTCCATTTCTCTGTTCCTTTTTGCCCTGGCTCCATTGCCTCGGGTAAGCGCAACATAGGAACAATGTTCCGGTGTGTCAAGCGAGAAAATGCGGCCACGCGAGTTTATTCTTCGCCTCGCCGCATTCGCTTAGTGAGTCAGCATTACTGCCATTTCACACAATCTAATGGCGCACAAATGGCGCGGTTTCAGAGTGCGCCGCGCCATTCCGGGGCCTATAGGGTGCTATTGGAATGGCGCACCCCTATAGGCACCCCAAATGACGCAGGTACGGCGCGAGAGTGGCGCGTAGAGGCAGGGAGGGGCTGATGGCCTATTCGCGGGAAGTCGCTGATTTCGTGCTGGACCAAATGGCGGATGGCATAAGCCTACGGGAAATCTGTCGCGTTGGCCGTGAAGCCAATCCCATGTTCCCGGCGCCTGGCACTGTCCGGGGGTGGGCCGTGCAGGACATCGACGGCATGGCTGAACGATACGCGCGCGCGCGCAAAGCACAGGCTGATCATTGGGCGGACGAGATCCTGGAAATTACGGACGACGCCACCAATGACTGGGTTGAGCGGGTGAATGCGCGTACCGGCAAGACTGAAATCAAGCTCGATCACGAGCATGTCCAGCGCTCTGCTTTGAGGGCGGATGCGCGGAAGTGGCTATTGGCGAAACTGCATCCCGAGGTATTCGCGGATCGTTTGGCACATCAGACGCTTGGGAAGGATGGCAAGCCGGTTGATCCTACCAAGCACACGTTTGCGGTCGAAGACACGCGCGCGCCGATTGACGAGCTGATCAGTGGCGCGTTGGCGAAGGTTGAGCAGAAGGAGACACGGCATTGAGCGAGGATGAATTCAAGGCGTTGGTGAATGCGAACAAAGCATCAGCGCAAGATCTCGAGCTAATGGTGACGCCGATCCCGGACTTTGCGGCTTGGCAAGCCGCTTCCCAGGAAGCCGGCTATGGCGAGCAGTGCGCGGACACGAACGGCCTAGCGGCCAGCGACGGCAATGAAACACACTGCCCGTATTGCTGCTCTGTCTCGCATGACGCGGCTGATTGCCCGACACAGCATGTGGGGGCGGCCCCGATTAGTGCATCGGTTTTCCACTTAACGCAGGACGGCCTTTTCTGTGATGGCAAGCGGATTGACGCCCCAATCGAAGGACGGCTGCGGGCCGCCCGCACCGTTCGCAGAGACCAAGCCAACACGGTGCTTACCGAGCGCCTACTGGCCACGGAAGCCAAGCTGGCCGCCGCGATGATCGATATGGGCGCGTTGCAGTCACGCACTGCCACGGCGGAACAGGCTACGCGGGATATCATGGTGGAGACGCAGCGGCTGTCGGATCTGTGCACCAGTCAGGCGGCAGAGCTGGCGCAACTCAGGCCGCTTGTGCCAGAGCCGCAAGTTGCGGAACCGCGCGGTAATCCGTTTGCGCATGGGTGGGCTACGAATTGGAAGATACGATGACCAAGGCGGCGGTAATGAGCAAAAAAGTTAAGGCCGATTTAGTCATTCGAGATCCGGGCCCATGCGAGGATGTTAAAGTGGAAATCGCTGCGCCCGTGATCGTCAACGTTTCCAGTGAGTTATACGGCTTATTGGAGGAGTCGATGTTTGAAACGCTTGGTAATGCGCTATTTGTGCGCATTCGGCGAGCAGACGAAGAAGGGAAATTACATGGGAGGGTCGTTTTAGAGATCGATTTTGATAATGCAGCACTTGCATCGGTGCAGTTGGATTTTGCCGAGGCAATGCGGGAATTGTTTGATGATGAAACTGAAGCAACGAAATGGGATTCGGACAAGTCTGTTCTACGGGATGTGATCGGGCAATTATCAGCTACTCTCGATGCGCTTATAGCCCTGAGGGACAAATGATCGCCGCGTTCCGAGCGCACAAAGGCAACGTGTCGCAGACCGAATGTCTCACCAACAATTATACGCCCGTCGCATTCGGCGCCACTGACTATAACGATTACGGCTACTTCAACATTGAAACCGGCCTGTGGAAGCCGCCCGCTGCATTCCTCATGATGTCGTGCGTGATATGGTGCCAGGCTAACTTCGTCATGCCACCTACTGTGCCGTACACGTCGTGCAACGTATGCGCTAAATGGCACAAGACGCAGGACGGAGCGTCATGGTGGGACATTACTGCATGTCCGGGCTGGACGCCTGCGGGATTCACGAACACAGCCGGCGCTGGGCTTTCGGCCACAGACTACACGGATGGCACGTGGTCGTATCAGCTCATCATGTTCACCACGTCGGCCGATGGCAGCAACTCGGTGGTGATCAACGGCGATCCGCCGCATACATGGTGGTGCGGGACGGCGTTTGTGGGTGAGCAGCCTAAGGGGCAGGGAGAATAGGGATGATCGAATACACGGGAATTCTGGCGTGGGGGCTGTTGGCCCTAATCGCATTGGTCATTTGCTCAATCTTCTGGCACTGGTTGATTTTTCCCGTATGTGTTCTTGGGGGCGTGTTGGCGTGGCCAGTGGCACGTTGGTATGCAGAGATGTTTACTCAATGACCCCCGACGCCGCCATAGCTTCCATGCGCGCTCCGGCGCAGATGCAGATCATCGCGCTGGATGTAACCAACCGCTGCGACCTGCAATGCTCCAACTGCACGCGCCTACTCGCAAACCAGCGGCGCAGATGGGACATGACGCCCGAGAACTTCCGTACTGCATTGCGCAGCCTGCGCGGGTATCCCGGCATCATTGCGATGATTGGCGGCAATCCGTGTTTGCATCCACAATTCCCCGAGTTATGCGGCATCTTTGTGGAAGAAATAGCCGAGCCACGCCAACGCGGCCTATGGTCCAACAACGTATTTAGCCACCAGGAAGTCATTGCGCGGACATTCGGCGTCTACAACCTCAACCCGCACAACGATGCGCGCGGCATTGCGTCAATCGAGAAGCTGCAGAAGTATGTCAGCGCGGGATACCACCATGGCGTGTCCTATCACGCACCGTTGCTAACTGCGGTGCGCGATGTGATCCCAGAGCCGGATGCCATGTGGGACGCTATCGCCGCATGTGACATAAACCGCAACTGGTCCGCATCCATTGTGCAGAATCAGAGGCATTTGCGCGCTTACTTCTGCGAGGTGGCTGCATCGTTTGATCTGGCGCGCGGTGAGGATCATGGGTATCCGGTGGTTGAGGGCTGGTGGCACGCGCCCATTGAGCATTTCGGTGCTCAGATCCGCCACTTCTGCCCTGGATGTGGTGTGCCTGCGCGACTGGAGGGGCGGCTGGATTCTGAGGATACCGACAATTACTCAGTGAGCAATACAGCGCTGGCAACGAACACACGCGGCAAGCGCAAGATTGTGCCACTTACCGAGCCGGTGAAATCAGAGCATCCGGTGACTACGTACAACGAGGAGGAGCGCCGTCAGCCGACGCCTGCGGAAGTGCAGGAGGCTATGACGATCTACGTGTCGGTCATTATCCCGTGCTACAATGCAAGCAGCACGATACGCGATACGATCGCCTCTGTGGCTGCGCAGCAGTTGCCGCCGAATGTGGCTGTGGAAGTCGTGGTGGTGGACGATCAGTCGTCTGATGACTCTCGTGAGGTTGTAGAGCGCATAGGATTGGCTGAGCCGCGTGTGACTATTCGCGGCATGCTGATGCCACGCAACTCCGGGCCAGCAGCAGCGCGCAATCGTGGGCTGCGCAGCTCATCTGCTGATTACGTGGTGTTCCTGGATGCTGATGATGCACTGGCGCCTGGCTTCTTCTGGGTACTGCTGAACGGCCTGTCAGAGCATCAGGAGCTTGCCGCGATTGTGACGGATGTTGAGTTGGTAAATTGCCACCGTGAGGTGTTGCCGGCGCAGATGGATGCAATGGTGTGGTCCATGCCGTCCAACATGATCATGCGTCGGTCTGTGGCGGATATGCTGGGTGGATTCCCGGAGGATCGGGCATTCCGTGGCAAGCATGCGTCAGAAGATATGATCTTCAAGCAGGCGCTTACCGCGATGTTCCGTGTGGGGTGGATACGGTTTCCGTTCCTACGCTATCGCGTGCATCGCGGTTCGCACTTTGACTTGTTCCTGGATACTACGACCGTTGTGGATGGAGAGCTGCGATATCTGAAGGAATCGAATGACGCTGTAGATGTGGCGGCGGCCATTTACCTGAATGCAGCGGCGCGGCGTGTGCAGGAGATTGAGGCGGCGCGTGTGTCGCCTGATGGTGGTGAGGCGCATGTGGCTGTGTTTGAGATGAAGAGGCAGGAGGTGGTACCATGAGCAGATATGAGGAAGCCATGACGGTAGATGATTTGGTGAAATATCTACAGACGCTCCAAGCCGATATGTTGATAGCGTACCAGTGCTATAGCGAGCAATGTCTTATGAGGGCTGATGAGATCAAGGTCACTGATCTATGTGAGCCTCGCGCTGATGGATGGATACAGAACGAAAGGCCAGATATGCCTACCAGGAGGTACCTACTGTTCCCAGGCAATTAACCACGGCAGGCGGTGTGATGGGCCTCTACAGCGTGGAGTGGCTGGACGCCAATAGCGTTGTGCTACGGGTTAGCTCGTTTACGGCCACTGATCTGCAGGACGCGCTAAGGCTGGTCCCGGTGTACCTGGGGCGCATTGAGGAGGCTGAGCAAATGGGCGCTGTGCAGTGCGTTGTGCATTTTGAGGGCGAGTTATGATTGACGCAGCGTTGAAAGCCTAAATGATCCCACTCCCCACCACCCGCGACCAAGCGCTGCGTTGGTATCGCCAGATCGAGCTAGACGCCAAGGCGCAGGGCGGCGACGCATGGCGTGATGCTGAAAGCTGGTTGGGCCGAAATGACTTGTTTTACCTATTGGTGCGCTTACTGCGGCGTCCCGATATCAACAAGGATTGGCTATTCGCCAGATGCCGTGAGGTGCAGGCGGCGCCCAATGGGTATCTCGATATCTGGGCGAGGGAGCATGGGAAGAGCTCAATCATCACGTTCGGCAAGACAATCCAGGACATACTCTGCGATCCTGAGATCACTGTTGGCCTCTTCTCGCATACGCGGCCCATAGCCAAAGGCTTCCTCCAGCAGATCAAGCGCGAGATGGAGGATAATGTCATTCTGAAGGATCGGTACCAGGATGTGCTTTGGGCCGATCCTGCTAAGCAATCACCCAAATGGAGTGAAGACGGTGGGCTTATTGTCAGAAGAAAAGGCAATCCTAAAGAAGCTACTGTTGAAGCTTGGGGCTTGGTGGATGGTCAGCCGACAGGACGGCATTTCCGTTTGCGAGTTTACGATGACGTCGTCACCCGCGAGTCAGTTACCACACCTGAGCAAATTGAAAAAACTACTCGGGCATGGGAATTATCGGATAACCTGGGAGTTCAATCTGACCAGGGCGGAATTGCTAGACATATTGGAACAAGATACTCGCTATTTGACAGTTATGCGACGATGCTCGAGCGTGGCGCCGTCGCGCCACGCATCTATCCTGCTACGCATAACGGACGCTTCGACGGAGCTCCAGTCTTATTCTCAGACGACGAATGGGCTAGGCGATTGCGCACCCAGTCTCGATCAACGGTGGCAGCTCAGCTCCTTCAAAACCCCTTAGCCGACGAGGACGCGACATTCCGCACTGAGTGGCTGCGGCCATATGAGATCCGCCCGCGCACGCTCAACGTCTACATCATGTGCGATCCATCCAAGGGGCGGCTGGCTACATCGGACAACACGGCCATTGCGGTAATTGGCATCTCGGCTACTGGCGGGAAATACCTGATCGACGGCGCCTGCCACCGTATGACGCTCTCGCAACGTTGGCAGGCATTGCGGACGCTGTATCATCGCTGGTCTGCGATGCCTGGTGTGCAGCATGTGTCGGTTGGCTATGAGCGGTTCGGCGCGCAGTCAGATGACGAATATTTCCGTGAGCAGATGGAGCTAGAGCAGCGCAAAAAGGTGCCGAATGCGATGTTCATTATCCATGAGCTGAACTGGCCGCGTGAGGGCGGCAACTCGAAGAAGGAGCGTGTTGAGCGGCTGGAACCAGACTTCCGCAATGGTCGGTTCTTTCTGCCGGCGCCTGTGCTGCATAACGGGGTGCCGTCGCTGTGGCGCATTGAGACGAATCCGGAATCGCGGACATTGGGCGATATTGAATTTCGCGAGAAGAAGGGGCTAACGCGCGCTGAGGAGGCGGCAATGGAGGGTGGTTCGCCTGAGTTGCTGGCGCGGGCTTTGATTGTGCGAGATCCATCGTTGCCAGGGCCGAAAGGGCAGGGCGGTCGGTACGATCTGACGCTGAAGTTGTTCGATGAATATAAGAATTTTCCGTTCGGCCGGTATGATGATCTGATCGATGCGGCGAGCAGGATCTATGACATGGACCCGCATCCACCAGCACAGACAATCGGGCTTGGCGAGATGCGCGTTTACCATGATGGAGTGTGAGATGGCGTTCCCGACGAAAGAATGTATCCGATCTGCTGAATGGGAGATGAGGATGCTACAGAAGCGCCAGAAGCTAAAGAAGCGCCCTCCAACCCCTAATGCTATTGAATTTGCAACATTGGCTGTTGAGAAAGCGGTGAACCGTCTTTCGTTTGCTGTCTTTGCCTTCGGTTCGGCAGAAGATTTTCGTGCTGCAGTTTTGGGGCACATTGATCGAGGGAATATCCCGCGTTATCAGTTAAGCGAGTGGGCTGCAATGATTGCCGATTTGCGAAAAGCGACGCAACAGGCCGCTCGCATTACTGATTGTGGGAGGGGGGATAAGTGGAACGGCGCCCGCTGGATGCGGAATGGCAAGGAGGTCGCCGGTCAATATGATGATGGAGTGTGAGATGAGCGAAGCGGCGCCCAACCCCGACGAGATAGCAAACCGCTACGCCGAGGCAACGGCGTGGCGCCCCATAGAGCCTGGCAGTTGCGCGCTGTGCGGACAGAAGCCAGAGGTACGCCCCAAGACGGTGGCAGAGTTCTGCGCATGGTGGCGCATGTCGCGGGATAAGTTCTACGAACTGAAGGCGCGTGGATCGACGCCGAATTTGGTTAAGGTCGGCCGGCGGTATCTGATCACGCGCGAAGCAGAAGACGAATGGTGTAAGAAACAGTCGGAAACGACGGTAGATTGTAAGAGTATATAGTGGTATTAATTGGGGTTGCAGTATAGCGGGGAACGCGCTACATTAGCGCCGATTATCTAAGCGCGCGAGATGCCAAGTAAGTCTGGCCGACAACACCGCTTTATGGAAATGGTCGCCCATGATCCAGGCGCGGCTAAGCGCGTGGGCGTGCCGCAATCTGTTGGCCGCGATTTTGCCGATGCTGACAAGGGCCATAAGTTCGCAGGCTCGTCGCCTAAGTCCCGCGAGGAGCATATGGCGCGTCGGGCCAAGCAGGTCGGGCAGACGCATACGGGACGTGAATTCGGTGTTGCGCAGAGCACTGTGAGCCGGAAGGCGCGCAAGCAGGGTTTTACCAGGATGGGTGGGGCCTAATGGACCAGCGCATCATTGAT